CCACTTCATATACACTGTCCTTATCACGGATCATGGTACCCTCATGACCTTCCTCGACATGTTGCTTATGAATGGAAGGGACATCGTCACGCAACATGACGAGTGTCGTCTTCACGTATTCGTAATGGGGGTTCTTGAGAGACTTAACCTTTTCCCATCGTTCCTCGAATGTCATGTTAAGCTGGTTGAGATCAAAGTAGTCAAAGACGTGAAACTTGAGCTTCAAAGGGTCAGTTTTGAAAGTACTTGTAAGTTCTTCGAAGTCAAGTTTGGGGTCAAATGCTTCACCGTCGACATATTGACCCTCCTCGAGACCCCTGCCAAGAATTTCAGTACCGGGTACAATCTTTCCAGTCCTTGAGATACCTCCATCCTTGGATACCAAAAGACGGACACCGTCCAATTTGGGTTGAACGTAAAAGGGTTGACTGATGTACTTTTTACGACTTTCCCACTTATTGGCGAGCATGGGTAGGATTGTGGTAGCCTTAGTGTTCAAATTTTTCCACATCGTGTTCGCACGTTTCATAGCACTTTCATAACCAAGGGGGACTTCTGTCACAGATGTAGCTTCTTTGCCTCCAACCTGACCAGATGCCTTAACAATGCACCAGCATTCACCCCGCTTTTCGACCCTGATGTCGATGTAGCGCTTCTTGTTGTTTTTGTCGGTGGTAAAAATTGTGTTCATAATGTAGTAGGATGATACCCGTTGTAAATTATGAAAGAATGGAACGACTTAAGCCTCCTCCGTTAACGAACATTCCAATGAATTTGAATACGATTAGCATTGGATTTATTATACTGGGTGTACTCGTTTTATACAGGCGATATATCGTCACTAGGAATGCCCGTGAACGATCCCGTACTTGATACATTCATCGTATCCGAGATATATATCACGCTTCATAAATTGAGACATCTTTTCTTTGGGAATTGACGTTTCATTCTCATATAAATTCTTAATGACCGACATGATTTTTTTACACGTTTTCATTTCATCTTTTAATTCAGTATATTTACCGAAGAACCCAGATGACAGTTGATGAATGAGAACGAACGAATATTTCCCCATGAGACGCTCACCTCCACCGAGTAGCATGAAAGTTGCGGCGCTACAACATGTACCCTCTGCAATCGTGACGACATTCACACGTGACGATTTTAGAGCATCCATCATACTCAATCCCGAAAAAACGTCACCACCATCACTGTGTATATGAACCCTGATCGTGGGTGTATACCCCGGTAGTTCGATAGCCTTTTTCAACAAGTTTACTTCGAGCTTCTTAAATTCGTCTAGGAAGTCGAGTGCATTCTCTCTATCGACGTCGCCATAATAGTATATGTCACAGCCATTCACGCGTACAACCTCATGATCCTCGGTATCGGAATCGGTGTCGACACTACTCATTTAACAAACTACGAAGTTTCTTTTTAACTTTTATAACATCGGTTGGTTTTAATTTGTTACCAACTGCAAGATGATTCATCACATCAAAATCGAGTGGTTCAAGTTTATATTCTATTAAAGGGTTTAGATCCCCTGCAATTGCATATTGTCTAATTAAACTTAGTTCGTCGTGTCCCAAATTAGTAGATTGTCTCGATTGAATAGCACGAAGTTTATTTTGTCGCATTTTAAAATTACCATATTTGGTCCATAAACTCCCTGGTTGTATTTTAGTTGGATCGACTGGTTCACCCATATTCAATTTAGGAACTGCCATTCCAGAAGCGATATAAAATGGCATGCAATTCCAGTCACCTTTATACATCTGTGTGTCGTATATATCCGATTCTGATAAAGAATCAATTATAGTACACACGTTAGCATTTTTTGAAAGTAGATAATTCCCGTGTATGACATCACATACATGACCATGTTCGTGTACCGTCTGAGATGTATCGAACCCACCCTTATGACATAATATATCAATGACGATATCTTTCGACGTTTTGAAAATATCCTTCACGTGGGAAAAATTTAGATAGTCGAAAAAGTTTCGTATGTTCCCGTTACATTCGGATGCAGCGTAACTGGCATTTGGGTGATCACATGCCAGGGAACATATTGCATCTGGTGTTCTTCTAGGTACGATTATCAGTTTGAAATTGGGTATCATATGTATCGATGTAGATGTAACCACAACCGACCCGTTCGTCACCTTTATTTTATTTTCGGATACACGATCTATAATCTGTTTGTGTCCATGAATAGATGCATCATATCCATCGATAAAAATATGAGAAGATGTTCGACCGATCAAATCCATAAATGTACTTTTTTTCTGAAAAAGCTCAGAATGTAATTCGATCGTGTTAGTTGAATCTAAAACCGTTTCCGCGATGAAAGTTTTACCACACCCAATTTGACCACATATGAAAACGTTATGCCCCTCCTTAATATATTTTTCGAGTAAGTCAATTTCATTTTGGTGGAGCGTTGGTGGACGTGGTTTTTTTTGTGGTATAATTTTAATGAAGGAGTCCATGACCGATGAACTTACTGATCAAGCTTTAGATATTTTTTTAGAGAGTGATATAATTCAGACAAGGATACTCGAACCTGCGAAAAAGAGGGTTCTTCCTTATTTGATTTGCATCGGTATCTTTAATGTAATGTTATTCGTGATGGTTGCATATCTCACACGTCGCCTCTCTAAGATTTTATAACGACATCCTCTAAATCAGAACCGTCACTTCCACCTCGAATGGCAGATAAATCCTTCTTTAATTCATTTGTCATTTCATCTTCACTTATGAACATATCGATTGGTTGAATATGCATTATTTCTGGTTTGAAAAATCCGTTATCATCTGGGAATTGCTTCTCGAATGCCTGAATGACAAAATATGGTATTGGTGGGGATTGTTCGATAAGTTTATCATATTCAGCGCGGCATGTATCAATCATGGTCGATCCATCACACGATCGTTCTTCTATCGGGAGTGTCAATTCTAAACGAATCGTTCGTGATAGTTTACCGTATTGAAGTGAAGCGACGCGATTCCCTTCCATCATTTCACTTATTTTAAGAAACTGCATGATAGTGGCTATTATACCCGCGACCAAATTAAGCCCGCCAATCACCGCAGGTGCCGCACCTCTTATACTCACGGGTAGTGAACTCTGTGCAAAATTCGCAGTACCAGTGATCGTAGATAAAACAATTACAGGGAGTGAAAACTGCATATTCTGTTTCTTATATATTAAGAACGCATGGTTATGCATATACCTGTAACACGCGGAAGCTTCACCCCATGTTTTCAAAATCTGCTCCTGCTGTGGAGACCACGCGAATTTTGTTTTCGAACGCACTTTCTTTTCTTTGTCCATATTAAGATATGAATATTATTTTTACAATTCATACTTTGGTATTTATTACGTCACTCATAGTTCCGTTCACGGGAAATATCAAATGGCTAAAGATGTACTCGGTGATAATACCATTCGTATTCTTTCATTGGGCAATCAATGATGATACATGCGCTCTCACGATTTTAGAATCTCAAATGACTGGTAAAGAACAGAAAGATACATTCTTTGGGCGATTGATGAGACCTATATATAACATTGATAATGAAACGTCCGATCAGGTAGTAAAATCTATATTATTCTCCCTTTGGCTTATGGTACAATTCAAACTTGGAATTATACCACGTCCCAGAATATTTTCCTAGGATATATAAATGAAACGTAAGAACGCGAACGCGACGGGATTAATTATTATTATCGCTCTTGTGGGTGTGATTATATATCTCGTGACACGACCCCGTGAAGTTGTTCGGGTACCTGTTCAGGTGCCTATGCGTCCACCAATGCGTCAGATAGAGCCAGTCCGCAGACGACAGCCGGAATTTAGAGACCCACCTATAAAGGACTATAAACCTGGACACGTTCAACAAATGGGTGTATTGATAGGTGAGAATGACGAGACGCTTCCTCTGTATGGAAAAGAAGTGCGCGGTCGACGTGATCAATACCACTACTACACGTCCACACCTGGACAACAGATCTATTCGATACCTATAACACATGATGGTCGTGACTGTATGGATGATTTAGGATGCAAAGAGTTATACGGTAACGAGAGTGTGAATGTACTCGGTAAAGCTGCTTCTTATGAAGCCAAACTTTATAGAACAGATCATTTCTTTTAAACAAACGTGATACCATAGCGTGTTGTCATGAGTTTTTTAGCTCCCGACATCGAAGGTTTACTCCACAAAAGCCACCTAGACCAAAAACCAGCCGTTTTAATTCCATTTTTAGTCCAAGTTTCACCCATACGTCCATGACGTGCCAGGTATCTTTTCATACGCAACGGATCTCCGTGAATAGTATAGTCTGAATATCCCTTACCTCCGAAGTCGACGTGTGAACCGTCTTCGAAAGTAACCCTGTACTTTTTTTTAGGATTGGGGCTTTTCTTGAGAATAACTTTCATATATAAATACCGAATATTTAATTCTATGTTTCTACTATAGATATGGATCTCCGCAAGCCAACGATCATTCGTATCATATTTATTTCCACGATTGTGTCCGTCTGTGTCGCTTTTATAATTGCCAGGATTTCTAAGTCCAGAGAAGAGAAGAGTTATAAATTTCCCGCTATGTCTAAGGAGACGTGGGATGCATTAGGTACACCGTCTAGCGAAGAAGACGATGAAAAGGATGTTCAGGAAGAAACGCCACCACCTACAGATGATGTATTAGAAGGATATACTACTTTATAATTCCGAATCGGAAAACTCTTCATCGCTTGTAATTTCAAGTTGCACGTGATCAAGATCGGGACAGCATTGCGCAAACCCGTCATATGTAATTTTACACGATCGACAATAATACCAGATCATAGTATTTAGATAGTTGTTCACATACTTAAGTGTTTCCCGTGTACACTTATAAAATGGATACTGATTTTGACAAAGTGATTGCCGACTTGCGTAACCTTCGTGAAGATGTCAGGGAAGTGAAAGAAGATTATGAACTTGAATTGGAAATGTGTCGTTCAGACTTACGACAGCAGTTCGGTTTCAAAATATTGATGATGCTTTCATTCTTTCTCAATGGATTATTCATCGCATACCATATAAAACATACATATGTATCAGATGAACCCACAACCATCACTCCACGTCTTTTGTAAATGACATAAAGAGTTTCACCTTATTAAATATATATGAAGCTTCTTATCAAGCGTCTTTCTAACAATGCTATCATTCCTACACGGGCTTCCCCTGGATCGGTCGGTTATGATTTGTATAGTACTATCGATATGTATATTCCACCAATGGAACGTGGTATCGTGAACACTGGTATCGCCGCTACTATCCCGATTGGTGTGTATGGACGCATCGCACCTCGTTCCGGTCTGGCTGTAAAGTACGGAATTCAAACAGGGGCCGGTGTGATTGATCCCGATTATACGGGTGAGTTGAAGGTGATTTTGTTTAATCAGGGAGGAGAACGTTTCGAGATTAAACAAGGGGATCGTATCGCCCAACTTATTTTGGAAAAATGTGAGACACCTCCTATCGAAGAAGTTGCAACTATTGAAGATACCGAACGTGGTACACGCGGTTTTGGTTCTTCTGGATAAATTTAATTCGCGAACGCTACACCACCCATACCATCCTTGATTTTCAGGATGTTATAGTTGACAGCGTATGTTCGAACAACCGCACCGACCCTGTTCGTGGTTCCATTGAGAACTAACTTGGCATTATCAATGCGCGAGAAGTTCAGAGAACCCGTGGGTTGCGACTTGTTCATAGTCAGACAGAATGGCCATGTAAATGTAGATGTAGTGTTCAACACGTTAGGGGCGAGTACCGAGCAGTGCATTTCGGGAACGACATTATGGTGGTACGTCGCACTCGTGTTTTCGAACAGAGGTGTGCCATTAATATACAGTGTCGAGTCGTCAAACGACCAGTTTGTGGACCATGTGGTACCATCAGCTATAGACGAAACAACGTGCAAGGCCTTAACGGGGTGGTTGAAATACGTGAGATCCACGTCAACATCAGACGCCGACATGGGTTGGTACTGAGTCTGTGTGATGAGAAGTTCATGTTCATGGTTTACGACCATTTCCCTCTCTTCTGTATCCAGGTACACATACGTACCGTACACCTTGGGTGTGCTACCAGGTGTGAACGGTACCACCTGTCCAGCGCGACACTTAATACGCAACTCCACCT